CATTAATTTGCTATTAAGAGAAAATCATCCGGTTTTCTAGTCCGGATCTATATCGTTTCGATATAGCCATTAAAACTGGGACAGATTTATTTAGTAGGCTAGATACCTCCTAGAGTTTCTGTATAAAGAAATACATATTCTACACAAAACCATACTTATGAAACTGTCAAGACGGTGAAAGACCGTCGTGAATTTCCTTTTAATAAGGTAGTTCCTTTAGTAGGCTTTGTATATAATATGCTAAACCTTTTGATGTTTTCTCGTAAAAGCGAGAAAATATCTTTAGGCCTGCGAGACTTCGTTCCACTTTTGCTCTATATATCTCGAGTTTGAAAAACTCGAGGCATAAAAGAGTGCATAGCTAAGGTAAAAGCTATGCGCGGGAACTTTATGAATTACCTTTCTGGTAATCCTATAAAGATTCCTGGAGTGAAACTCCGAAAGTCCGGTATCCCTGTTCCCTTTGGGATCCTAGCTATTAAATTAGAACAAGGAAAAGTTCCAACCTTTGGGTTGCAACTTATCCTTACTGTTCTGACTTGTACTAGGGCCCTTAAAACAGAAGCCAACCCCGATTTGCAAACTATTACTAAGCTCCCTAACAGGGACCCTAATAATTTTATTGCATTTCGTGCGGTTGCTTTCTGAAAGGCTTTAGGATATCGTCATTCAGGTTGTATTCCTAGACCGTTAAAGTGAAACTCTTTTCATTTTACTACAAAGACAGGCCCTTCTGGGGCTCATGCTTTAAACTCTTGATTTAGAGATTTTCTTAACTTGCCTGAACAGCTTGTTAAGTCTATTAATAAATTAGGAGGTAGAAAATTTGAAGAGTTCACTCAAGCGGTTTCCAATAATAAAGAACTCTTTTCTTCTTTGGTGATTCCAGGGAAAAGTTTACCCCGTCATCCGTCTACATTTAGAAGATTATCTTCGTTTGCAGATAAAGAAGGAAAGACTCGAGTTATTGGTATCCTTGATTATATGTCACAATCTGTTTTGAAACCTCTTCATCTTTATCTTTTTAAAGTTTTGAAGAAGATTCCACAAGATTGTACACATGATCAAGGTAGTTTTGTACAGAAGATCCAAGATTGAGAGATTTTCTATAGCGTTGATTTATCAGCTGCTACAGATCGTTTCCCAATTAAGGTTATATCCTCTGTACTTCTAGGACACTTACCCTATTCTTACGTCTCTGCTTGGGAAGATATTATGGTGAATTACCCTTTTAAGGTTAATGACAACATTTCTGTTAGTTATGCTGTCGGAAACCCCATGGGGGCTTATTCATCATGAGCTTCCTTCGCAGTTGCCCATCATTACCTCTTTTTCCATATATGTCAGGAACTTGGCAAAGACTGAAAGTCTGCTAAGTACTGTGTATTAGGAGATGATGTTCTGATAGGTGATAAGGATATCGGTGAAGCTTATCTAAACTTAATCAAACGATTAGGTGTCGATATTTCTTTGGCAAAGACTCATATTTCTAAATCTTTAAGTGAATTCGCAAAACGAATTCATTATAAAGGTGAGGAGATATCTCCTTTTCCAGTTCGAGGATTGCAATCATGTAAATCTAACTACTTGTCAATAGTTAATTTATTTTGTGAACAATCATTTCGAAATTGAAAATTCGATAACCTGTCCAAGAGTGTTGGAAGGTATTTCAAATTATTTAAGAAACGACCTAATAGCTATGCTAGAAAGGTTGCTTCTAAATCATTTGATATACAGCAAATAATACTTTACTTCTGAAAGCAGAAATCGGCTTTTGATGCGATAACATCAATTTTAAGGCAAGATCTGCAAGATGAAGTAAAGAGCTGAGAACCTGTTGAGTCTCACCCTTTATGGGAGAAACTTATTAGGAAATCGGCTTATGATTTGCTACAGAAATCGGT